TGTCAGATTCTCTGACTTCTTTTAGTCTATCATAATATTCCTTACGAATACTACCCTCTTCCTTCATTTCCGCTGCCTCACGCTGTTGAGCTATTTTCATTTCAGCTATCGCTTCATTTGATTTTATTCTCTCAGCATCAACTTGAGCCCTAAGTGAATCTCTTTGTGCTCTTTGTTGTATTTCAGCTTCCTTGAGTTTTACTATAGGGTCAACTTGTTCCATTTGTTGTGCATTAGCTAAGGCTTGTGCTTGACCCGTTACTACTTGAGTAGCTTGAGCTGCAGCACTAGCTATCTCATTCATAACTTCTGGCGGTAACGGTCCGCTCTGCATATCAGGTAACGGTTGACCTATAACTTGTTCTATCTGTTGTTTATACATCATAGCTTGATGTTCTTGTATATTGGCTTGTATCATCATTGCAGCACCTTGATTCTGTTGCATCTGTGGGTTCTGTAAAAATGCAGTATGTGCTGCTATATATGCTTGATGGTTCTGGAACTCAAAAGCCTTAATAGGTTGGTTAGTTAATGCTGCTTGTTGTTCACTTATGGGGTCACGGGGCGGTACTTGAGCTGGTGGCGGTAATATAAGTTCTATATTTTTTACCTCTAGGGCTTCGTACATACGTTTATAAGCCTCACGTAAATCATGTATATCTGGTGCTGCTTGTGCCATCTGTAGTTCTTGTTGAGCTAACATAACTCTTTGAGCCATACTAAATATGTTAGGGTCACTTACGGGTAAGATATCTATTCTATCGTCAAAGTCTAAAGCTTTTATTTCTCTACTAGCTCCTGGAACATCATAAGGATATACAGGCGGTAAGCTTTTACTAAATATACCCGCTAGTAGTCTAAACTCTTTCTTTTGTGCGTAGTGTAAACGTTTATGTATAGCGGACATCACTTTAGTACCCCGCTCTAACATAGCTACTGTAGTACCTACGGGTAGTTGTTGACTGCCTATATCACCTACTTGCATGTCTGCTATACTCGCAAACCTTCTACCTGAGTCAATTAATATACCTAATAGCTGACTTAACACACTACTAGGCTCTTTATAGGGTAAAGGCATTAAAGCGTCACGTATTACGCCTCCTGGAACGTCAACATCCCTAAATTCTCCTGGGCGTAACGGTTCATCTTCGCCTTGCACTCTCATACCCCTAGCTTTAAACCCTGCGGGTAGATTACTAAGCGTTCCAGCGTCTACTAACTGACGTAAAATAGAAGTAGCGGACTTAGTTAGTCCTCCTATCATGTGAATTAGCCCAAAACCGTAAAAACCTAGTCCTGGAAGGAACTTATAGTGTACAAAATACTCTTTTTTACGGAATAATGGGTCATTTTCGTCCCAATTACGCCTAATTGAGAGTATTTTACTCTCATCTTCAAGTATAGTTACCACATAAGGCACACCAAAACCGTAATTATCAATACCTTCTAGCTCTAAATCAACATGAAACTCTAAAATAGTGTATTCATCGTAGTCATTTATTGATGGAGACATGCCTTGTAGCTCATCCATCTTCTCTTTAGCCTCGTTATACTCAATATCAGCACTAGGTTCAACTAGTTTTGTGTCTATATAGGTGCCGTTTAGCTGAGATTTTTTCAAATCATTGCCTGTCATACTAATTACATGCACAAATCTAGGGGAAGATTCAAGGTCTGTCGTTTCGTATGATACTACTAAGTCTTCGGCTTTTACTAAACGGCTAGTAGGACGACCCAGTAGGTTATCGTAATATACTTTTTTAAAAGCACTACCTGCTAAAGGTAGGTAAAATAATAAACTATCCATCTCTGGGTCATATTCAGTCATGACCTCAGTTATTTGATAGTTCATAAATTCTTTTACTCTTTGATTTTGTGCTTGTACGTCTGATGTTTCGTTACCCATGATCCTAGTTTTTACTGGTCCACCAGCGGGCAGTAATTCTTTATAGGCTTGAGCTTGAAACTGAGTTACGGCTTCACTTAATAACGGGTGGTGCACACCTGTTGCTCCTGGGAATGGTTCTTCTCTTTCTTCTGTTTTTATACCTAGTAGATCTAAACCTTTAGTAAAGGTATCTAGCCAGTCTTGTCTAGAACTTTTATCATCATCGTACGCTGAAAGTAACTCAGTGCTTAAAGTGTTGAGGGTAGCTTCATCTAAAACTTCGGCTAAGTTCATTTGATGTTCAGTCATTAACATACTCATCTCTTCCATTACTGGATTAACTGAACCGTCTGGATTTATTTCAAAGGCGGTAGTAAGGTCGCCTTGTATATTCATTTCTTCTGGTAGTTCTACTGATATACCTTGCTCTTCTACTGGTGGTTCACCACCGTTCTGCATATTTACTGGAGTTTTTTCAATAGCCATTTTTTAATAATAACTTATTTTTCTTTTATAGTATATATCGTCTTCTTCGTAATCACTAGGCAGTTTTACAAAACCACCCTGCCTAAAACGTAGTAACGCTTGAGTTGTTGAGTCTACTAAGTCATCATGATCCCCCGCAGGAAAAGCAGCACACTCTTCTATAATATCGTAAGCGAACTTAGTATCAGGTGCCCAAACCATACCTGACTCAAATAGTGGGGTACTAGCGTTGACCCTAGCTACTTTATCGTTACCTTTACTAGGTGTAAAGTTTTGTACGGGTATACCTAAGTTACGTAGTTCTTGGGTGAGCGGTATACCAGTAGCCTTACTTTCTATTATAACTACGTCAGGTTCCCACTCACTATATTGTTCATAGGCTACGGCTTTAAGTTCAGGAAAGCTATACCTACCTTTAATACAATCTAGTAGTATGATGTGTGGCACTGTGCCGTCGTAAAACTCTTCACCTATTTGACCTTCTGGGTAAAAAACTCCCCAAGTAGTAATAGCTGAATAGTCAGCCATTGAACTTTTTAAAAAAGCGGTATCGTAACTTTGTATTAAATATTCACAAGGTGGCGGTCTATCTCTTTCCCAAGTCATCCACCATTCACGTTTTATTAAAGCACCTTCCTCGGACGTAGGGTTCTGCATGTATTGAGCGTGCCATTTAGGTCCACCACGTAAACTAGCTTTTACGCTTTCTAGTTCATCAATATTCCAGTACTCTGGCCACAAGGCTTTACCGCTAGGTAATATAGCGGGTAGTTCTATAACTTCCCACTGGTCAGCTTTAGGGTCACGTGCTGCGTCTCTAAGTAATCTACCCGTGAGGTCGTTAATATTCCAGCGGGTCATCACTATTACTATAGCCCCTCCTGGCTGTAACCTTTGACGCGGTCCGCTAGTGTACCAGTCGTACGTGTCATCCATGCTTTTAGGATTCATGGCATCTTGTTCACTGTGTGGGTCGTCAATAATAAATAAGTCCGCACCTCTACCCGCTAGTGCACCGCCCACACCAGCAGCATAATATTCACCTTTTAGTTTAGGGTTACGTTTATCTTGAGTTTCCCATTTACCTGCTGCTTTTGAGTCTGGGTTTATAAGCACATCAGGGAACACGTTTTGATAATCATCCGTTAACATCAAGTCCCTAATTTTACGTCCAAACTTTACTGCTAAATCTGCGGTGTGTGTGGCTTGTAGTATTTTTAAGTTTGGGTTACGTCCTACTAAGTAAGCGGGAAAGTAATGACTAGCAAACTCACTTTTAGTATGACGTGGGGGCATATTGATAATAAGCCTTTTTATTTTACCTGTTGCTATACGGTCAAAAGCGTCAGCCATTTTTTTGTGATGTGCACCAGCTATGAACTGTGGCCACTGGTCTTTTACAAAATCCATAAAACCAGTTTGACAACGTTCTACTTTTTCAAGTTGTTCTAACCTTTCGGTTAGTTCAAGGTGTTCACGTAGTACGTCTTCGGGTAGATCGTTTAAATCATGTTTCATATTTTAGGGGCATCATATCAACTTTACCCCCGTCCATCATACCTTTAGTGTCGCCTAGACTTTCTATAAAATCATCTAATAAGTTGTAGGCTTCTCTATTTTTACTTAAAGTTAATTCTACTTCGGTACTAGCGTTGGGGTTGTTTAAGATATCGTTATTAAAAATATCATCTATTTTAGTTTGATCTCTAGCTATTTTAGGTTTTATTAATTTTATGGCTGCTTCTTTTTCGCCTCTACCTAGCCCCTTGAGTATATTTGCTATTTTTTGTAATTGAGGATAAGCTTCAACTTTATCTAAGTTTTTAGGAAATAATTTGATTATATCTTCTGGAGGTGTAGGTATTGACCCTGATCCTCTACCCACTGGTCC